TTTTCCTGTATACATATCCCATTCTTATCCCATTTTTAGACACGTTTATATATAAGTTAGTGCATAATTCTGGACTATAACCTTACGGTTATAAACTTCTGGAGTTATGCCATGGCATCCATTTTTCAGCGTCTGTTCGGCGAGAAGGTCACCCCGAGGACGCGGGCGGTCACCAATGACGGGAAGCGGAACTATTTCTCGAAGCGGAATAGGGATGCGAAGCGCCTCGAGCGGTATGAGACCATCTACGCTCAGGGCGGCATCATCACCACGGCCATCGACACATACGCCCAGTATGTCATGGCGAACGGCTACCACCTGGAGGGCAACGACGAAGCGCTCATCGAATACGTGCAGACAAGGCTTGACACGATGAATTTCGAGTCCGTCTGCATGCAGGGCGTCGTGGACGCCATGGTGTTCGGAGACTGTTTTCAGGAGAAGGTGCTCAACCGCAAGGGAGAGGTGCTGTATGTCCTTCCCAGGAGCGCCAAGACTTTCGACATCATCCATGACGAGTACGGCCGCGTGAGCGGATATACCCAGACCTACACCGAGGGACACCAGGAGAAACAGATCACCATCGAGCCGAAACACATCATCTCGTTTCCACTCTACAAGACTGGCGGCTCGATGTACGGGCGCGGCATCGTCCCCTCCGCCTACGACGACATCATGCGCGACGTCAAGACCGCCGAGGCCACCACGGCCGCTGTGGAACGCCACGGCTTCAGGAAATGGCACGCCAAGGTCGGCAGGGAGGGGGAGTCGGTGCCCGACGGCATCCTGGAGGATGTCGCGGACGAGCTCGAGGACCTCAACGGCACCAACGAGATCGTCACGCCCCGCGATGTCGACATCACCACGCTCGACGCGGGGCCGCTTGGCAACGTGGCCGAGATAAATCACGCATCCATCGACCGGCTCCTGTCTGCCATGGGCGTCCCGGGCGAGCTGATAGGGCTCGCATGGGGGAGCACCGAGGCGACGGCGAAGGTCAAGAAAGAGAGCTTTTTCCTGCGCTGCGCGGCCATCCAGAACCAGGTGGAGAGGGCGTACACGCTCCAGCTCATCGACGACATCACCAGGGAGCCGGGCTCCGTGCGGCTCGTGTTCAACGACATCAACGCGGAGGACGAGAAACAGAAGGCGGAGTGGATAGGCAATCTCATCGGCAAGACGCCCCTCGACCCGTGGGCGATACTCCCGCAGGACTGGGTCAAGGCGCAGTTCGGCATCGAGGGGGAGGGCTGATGGATGGCATGGTCCGTCGACATGCGCAGGGACCCGCAGCAGCAGAGGGCGCTTATCAGAGAGTACGAGCGGGACTTTCGCAGGGTCTGGAACGCGTTCGAGCCGGAGGCCGTGAACGCGCTTCGCTCCAACGCGCGGGAGCTCGAGGTGGAGATACACCTCTCGCGATTCGTGAGGGAGCTGCGCAGCATCATGGAGCGCCTCGTCACCGACCCGGCGTCGGTGTTCGTGGCGAACTACGCCGAGCAGAGCTACCGCAAGGGCGTGCTTTTCTCGAAGATGTCGCTCGACCGGATAGGATTCAAGGCGGCGGTGGAGGCGTCGGGGCAGATGCTTCCCGTCGACTGGCGGGCCATCGACTCGCTCGGGGTGCGCAATCTCTCGGCACTGAAGGGCATCACCGACGAGACGAGCAAGGCGATAGTCCAGGAGGTCTCGACGGGGATGCAAAAGGGCGAGGGCGTCGACCGGATAGCCAAGCGCATCAGGGACCGCGTGGACAACATCGGAAGGGCGCGCTCGATGGTGATGGCACGGACGGAGACGAGCTTCGCGTTCAACGACGCGGCGCTCATACGATACAGGCAGTACGGCATCACGAGTGTGGAATGGCTGACGGGCCAGGACGAGAAGGTCTGCGAGATATGCGGGCCGAGGCACGGGCGCGTCTATCCCATCGACCAGGTGCCGGAGTGTCCCGCGCATCCAAACTGCCGATGCACGCTGCTCGCGGCGCGGGACGACAGGGAGGTATCATGATATGACTACAGAGCGTGAGCTCCGATTCTCGTTCGAACCCAAGTTCGAGGAGACCGAGGACGGCGGCCTGCTCGTCAGGGACGTGCGGCTACTCGCCGCGGGCGTCTGGACAGACTCGCTCCAGCGCACCGCCGTGGAATACACCGCGGAGGCGCTCGAGGCGGCCGAGTGGCAGGATCGGGGGCTCTGGGCCCGCCATGGCGGCGGGATACCGAGGAGCATCGCCGACAAGATAGGCGAGGTGCGCAATCCATCATTTTCTGATAACGCCATAATGGGCGACCTTTACTTTCACAACAGGACGCAGCTGTCCCGCGACATCGCCGAGATGACGCGGGCGGGGCTGTACAACTATGTTTCCTCGGAGGTGCAGACCGCCGATAGGTGGGATGCCGCGAGGGGACGTTACGTAACAGACAGGATATTGTTCACCGGCGTTGCGACCGTGAACAAGGGGGCATGCACGACATGCACGATCAAGGACAACGAGGCTGGGATAATGGCTGAGGAACAGGAGACCAAGCACGAGCTTGGCGAGGAGTTCGTCTCGAAGCTCAAGGAGCTCGAGGACGGATTCGCGAAACAGATCGAGGACTTGAGGGCCGAGCTCTCGAAGTCCGAGGACGAGGACGGGCGCATCAAGGAGCTCGAGGGAAAGCTCGAGGATGCCGTGAAGCGCATCAAGGAGCTCGAGGAGACGCCCGAACCGACCAAGACCACGCCAGACTCCGTGAAGGAGCTGGCAGAGCCGCTGCACGTGGTGGAAATATCACGCAACGGTGAGATAACAGGAGTGAACTGACATGACAGACATTTCATCGTTTCCCACCATCAAGAATGTGGTGAAGGGAGACTCGGGAACGATCATCAACGGCAAGGCGGGCGAGACCATCTCGGCCGGACAGGTCGTCGGCATCGCCGCGACAGGTGTATCGGACACCTACGTCGCTATGGACGAGACGACAGGCGAGCGCCCCATCGGCGTCGCCATATTTGATGCCACATCAGGGGACAGGCTCTCCATAGCGAGCTTCGGTTGCATCGCCAAGGTCGCCAACGCGGACGACACGTCCGCCATCGACGCAGGGAGCCTCGTCGAGACCAACGACAACTCGGTCAAGGGGACCGTGTCGGAGGTATCGCCACGCGCGGACCTCGCTTCTGCGGTCATCGACGCAACGAACGATACGACCATCGACGGCCATCACAATGTGATAGGCATGGCGCTCGAGGACATCGCAGGGGACAGCGAGGGATACATCCTGGTGGCCCCGCAGCTAATACTCTACTCCGACCACGCGGTGGTGGTATAAATGGCACGAGACATGCTTGCGCGTTACCTTGAGTGCGCGTACAAGGAGAGCAACGAGGGACGAAGGGAGCTCAATGATTTCATCCGACGCAAGGAGGTGGAGCTTGGGCGACCGCTGACGCACTACCATGAGGACAAGTTGTGGAAGACGCGCGAACTGCTCCAATCGACCGAGATAGAGTCGACAACGCTGGTGCAGACCGAGTTCCATGATACGGTCATCAACGGCGCGAAGTACGCCACCTGCATGAGGGAGGCGGTACCGGTGTTCAGGGCACGCGGCCCGACCTATCGCGCCGTCAAGAAGGAGAGCGTATCGTCCACGACCGCATACGCGGCGGTCGTCTCGGAGGGTGCCGAGATCCCCGTCAGGACACAGGACTACGGGTATGTTGACATCGACATCGAGAAGGTTGGCGAGCGGCCGCTCATCACCAAGGAGCTCATCGAGGACGGCAAGTTCGATGTGATAGCCCTTGAGGTGGAGCACACCGGGGAGAAGATCGAGAACAAGCTCAACTACGACACGTTCGACTCGATGTTCGAGAACGCCGGCACGGAGCACGACTGCGCGGGAAGCAACCTCGGCGTCAAGGCGGTCGCGGGGGCCATGGGCAAGGTCAAGGCGAACGGATTCATGCCGAACACCATCGTCATGCACCCCGAGCTCGAGACCGCGGTGCTCTCGGACTATGTCCCGACCAACTACTACGGCGCGGAGGTCGCGCAGAACACCGGACAGATACCGAAACTGCTCGGCCTCAGGGCGCTCGTATGGGGTGGTACATCGTCCGGAACGACCTACACCTACGACTACGACACCGACGGGGACATGGGCGGAATAGTGTTCGACTCGCGCGCCGCAGGCTGCATCGCCATGGCACGCGACCTCACTGTCGAGAACTACGACGACCCGGTCAAGGACCTGCGAGGGGTCACCTGCACCATGCGCTACGGCGGCTCGTACATCCAGGCCGACGCCATCTCGCTGATAGAATACTGATGGTGCATCCTGATGCTGTCTACCGCCAATGAGGGGAAGTGGTTCACGAAGAAGTGGAACCACGAACGCCAGAGGGCGCTCATCGACCGTGACGAGTTCGACAGCGACGAGCTTGCGTGGCTTGAGATTGACAGCAACGAGGGGCAGGGGGCGCACGACCCCGACACGTGGAAGGTCACGACCTCTCCCCTCGACCCCGAGACCGCCACCACTAAATACGACGCGCGCAACCGACCGCGCAGGGGTGGAGCATGGCCGTGAAATACTGTTCGACCGCCGAGCTCGTGGAGTTCACGGGCTCGACCCTCGATGCCACGACGGTGCTCACGCCTCTCATCGAGAAGGCGGACAGGGAGATCGACGCGAGGCTCGCCAGGGCCGACGTCACGGGGTCGGCGGGAAACGACGACCTCAAGAACGCATGCCTCGACCTCGCCACCGTCAATCTGGTGATTCGTCAGCAGATGGACGGGAGCAGGCCCGCCTCCCTCAATCTGGGAGGCAACCTGTCGTTCTCCAACAATCTGGATGCGCTGGTGAGATTCCTCAAAGCGGATGCCGAGAGCCACATCGACAGCTACATCGCCACCTGCGACAGCGGCCCGACCTACATCGTGAAGGTGAAAGGATGAGCATCGTCACCGCATACCTCAATCAGACGGTCACGCTCGAGCCGTTCTCATCAGACGACGGCTATGGGGAAAAATCGTATGGCGAGGCGGCGACGGTATCTGCCCGGGTGGACTACAAGCAGACCGAGGTGCGCAGCGACAGGGGCGAGACGCACATCTCCACCGCGCAGGTGATGCTCGAGGGTGACCAGAGCGTCAGCCTCAATGACCGCATCACGCTCCCGGACGGCACGAAGCCTCCCATCCTGGCGATAACGAAGACGCCGGACGTGTCCGGCACGATCGTGCTCCAGGTGGTGTACACATGACGGTGCGCGTGAAGGTGGTCGGAGCGGGGGAGATAGCGGCGAAGCTCCACGCCTATGCGGAGCTGCTGCCCAACGTCACGATGGATGCGCTTGCGCGTGAGGGGGAGTTCCTCCTCGCCGAGAGCAAGAAGGAGTGCCCGCACGACACGGGCGCGCTGCGAAACAGCGGCTACGCCGACAGACAGGGATGGAGCATCGAGGTGGGCTACAGCCAGGCATACGCATTGAGGCAGCACGAGGAGATGAGCTATCGCCACAAGCCGCCGACCAAGGCCAAATATCTCGAGGACCCGTTCGACAGGAACGCGCCGTTCATCCACATGCGCGTCGCGCAGAGTGTCAGGAGGGCGTTGTAGATGATGCTTGACGACATCGCGACATACCTCGCGGGACAGGGCATCGGCACGGTAGGAACGAACCTCTTCAAGGGCATGCTCCCTGCATCGCCCGACAACTGCGTGGCGCTGTTCGAGTACGGGGGGGAGCGGCCGGACCTCGTGGGGACCTATGTGGAGCGGCCCAAGCTCAACGTCCGTGTGCGCAACACATCATACAGCGCGGGACGCTCGGCATGCGGTTCCATCATCGAGGACCTGCACACCGTCGGCGACACGACGCTCTCGGGGACGAGATACCTCTACATCATGGCACTCCAATCCCCCATCTACCTCGGACGGGACGGGCACGAGCGCGCGGAATGGAGCATCAACTTCCAGGTGGTGAAGGAGGGATACTAGACATGGCTAAAACGGTTTATTTTGACACCAAGCTCCTCGTGGACGGCTACGACCTGTCGGGCGACATCAACCGCGCGACGGTGGAGCACAAGGCGGAGATCCACGATGCGACCGGATTCGGGAGCTCGCAGTTCAGGGAGAAGATACCGGGACTCAAGACGCTCAATCTCTCGTTCGAGGGATATTACGACATCGGCGACGGGGAGCCCGACCCGCTCCTGTTCAACACTATAGGGAGCACGGCCTCCGAGATCATCGTCATACCGGAGGAAGGCTCGGCCGGGGAGACTGCCCTGTTCTGCAAGGGCGTGCAGGCATCGTTCTCGCCAGGCGGCGACGTCGGAGGCGTGGCGAGGCTGAACATCAACTCGGAGGGCGCGACCGACCTCGTGCGCGGCACGTGCATGGGCGCATCGACCTATACCGAGACCGCCAACGGCACGGCGTACAACCTGGGCGCGGTGACCGCTGCCCAGAGCGTCTACATCTGCGCCATGGCGACCGCCGTCTCGGGGACAGACCCCACCATCGACATCAAGCTGCAAAGCGACGATGCGGAGGGCTTCTCGTACCCCACGGACCAGATAACGCTATCGCAGATGACGGAGACGGGCGACCACGAATGGTCGAGCAAGGCGGGAGCGATTACTGACGATTGGTGGCGCGTCGTTGTCACCATAGGGGGCACGGACCCCTCGGCCACCGTCTACATCGTGGCCGGAATACTGTAAGGGAGACTG